GGCGGTCGTTGCGGATGCCGGGACGGGTAAAAGCTACACCGCTCGACGCTATGCGGCCGAAAACGGGGGACTGGTATTCTGCGTCACCTGCAAGGAGGGCTGGAAACTGAAAGCCTTTCTGAAAGAGGTGTTACGGGTGCTGGGCAAAAGCGCCTCGGCGTCGGATAACGACAACGAGGCGATGTACGCCGTGGTGGTCGAGACGCTGCGACGCAAAGCCCGCCCGGCCCTGATCGTCGACGAGGCCGACAAGCTCCACAACGAGGTGTTCCTCAAGTTCATCGACCTGTTCAACGACCTGGAGGACCGGTGCGCGTTGGTACTAATGGCGACCGACTACCTGGAGACGCGGCTGACGAACGGAGCGAAGCGGGGCTGCCGCGGCTACCGGGAGATCTTCTCGCGGGTCGGAAACCGTTGCGTCCGCATCTGCCGGGCCAATGCAGCGGACGTACGGGCCATCTGCCAGGCGAACGGCATCACGGACCCGGCCGAAGTGGCCGAAATCACGAACGAAGCCGAGGGCGATCTGCGGCGGGTGAAACGGTCGATCATAGCACTGCAGCTGGACCATGGCACGCGCGGTTAACATTCGGCAGCTGCTGACGATGCGTTTCCCGCGGATTCCGCTCGAGGGACGCTGGCGGGAACTCATGGGGCAGCCCGAGTTGCGCGGCAGCATCCTGATTTGGGGCGACTCGGCACAAGGTAAAACCTCATTCGCCCTCCAGCTGGCCAAGGAGTTGTCGAGGTACGAACCGGTGCTGTACGACTCGCTGGAGGAGGGAATCTCCGAGTCGATCCGAACGGCCTGCCTGCGAGAGGGGATGATCGAGGCAGGCAACCGGGTGCTGCTCCTGGACAACGAACCGATCGACGAACTGACCGAACGGCTCACCAAGCCCAAAAGCCGCAATGTCGTGATCGTCGATTCGCTCCAGTACACCGGAATGACATTCGAGGCTTACAAAGAGTTGCTCGAACGGTTTCCGAAAAAGCTCTTCGTCTTCATCTCCCACGCCGACGGCAAAGAACCGGCCGGGCGAATCGCGACACAAGTCAAGTTCAATGCCAATATCAAGATACGGGTGTCGGGCTTTACGGCTTATGCAATCAGTCGTTACGGCGGCGGGGCGCCTTACGCGATCAGCGAAGAGATGGTCGCCCGAATCAACCCGGAATAAAAACGCAAAACATTCTGAGATGATGAGAACACTATCAGAGATTGGCCGGGAACGATCGCGGTGGCTCGACCGGTTACTGGACTACCGACGCACGCTCCGAGAGAGCGGCGGATATATGAGCGACGCCCGGCTGGCCGGTTACAAAACCGCCATTGCCGACTGTGAAGCGATGATCGCTGCCCTTGACGAAGAAGTGAGTAAAAGATCATTCAATAACCTTTTAAATCTGAATTAGCGATGGAAAAAGTAACGAAAGAACAGGTGGAAAAGGCGGTTAAGACCGTCAAAGACCTGAAAATCCAAGCGGCCGAACTTAACGGTAAAATCAAAGACGCCGAGGCGATTGTCGAGGCGTATGGTATAGAACACATTGCCGATTTCACGGATGGCAGGTTGGCAGTGGATACGGGCGTGATCGCCATCAAGGCCGGGACGGCAAAGCCGGTCAAAGAGGGCAAACCCCTCTCGACGGCGGCGCGGTCGGAACTGGCCGCAGCGCTCCCGGCAGCATACGTCAAAGTGGCGTGTGACTTCGGCGTGCTGTACGACTGTAGGGATAAGACGGTGCGGCAGCTGCTCAAAGCCCGCGGGATCGAGATCGTCCGCGATGACAAATTTACGGTGCTTTAAGTATTCGACATCCGCCGCGCGTGCCTGCAACGAAAGCGCGCGGCGGGATAACCCCGGAACCGACGGAGGTGGCAGGCTGCGGGTTCGACACCCGCGCCGGGGGCTAAACAGACAAGACCATGAAAATCGGACTACTCGCCGTTGACGGGCATAACTTCCCGAATCTCGCTTTGATGAAACTATCGTCGTGGCACAAGGCGCAGGGCGATACAGTAAAATGGGCACAGGAGTTCGAACATTACGATGTGTTGTACAAGTCGAAAGTCTTCACATTCTCAACCGAACGTACATTCTTCGTGTCGGCAGACCAGATTGTCAAAGGCGGAACCGGGTACCGGGATTACGATACCACGCTATCGGTGGAGGTGGAGCACAGTTGCCCGGACTACTCGCTCTATCCGGCATACCGGGCCGCCTACGGGTTTTTGACCCGCGGATGTCCGAACCGTTGCCCGTGGTGCGTCGTGCCCCGGAAAGAGGGAGTGATCCGTCCGCATGCTGAACTCTCGGAGTTCATCGCCGACCGGAAACATGCGATCCTGATGGACAACAACGTACTGGCCTCGGATTTTGGGCTGTTGCAGATTGAGGAGATTGTCCGGCGCGGTATTCGGGTAGACTTTAACCAAGGATTGGACGCTCGAATCATTGCGCAGAACCCGGATATTGCCCGTCTACTATCTCGGGTTAAATGGATGAACTTCATTCGCATGGCTTACGACCATGCGGCGAACGAGGAACCGGTAATGAGGGCTATTGAGAACCTGAAAGCGGCCGGCGTAAAGCCTTACCGTATGTTTTTTTACGTCCTCATAAAGGACGTAGAAGATGCTCTGCGTAGAATAGAGCAACTCCGGTCGGTGGGTGCACAACCATTTGCGCAGCCCTATCGCGATTTTGAGTTAAACACACGGTCAACAAAAGAGCAGAGACGTCTGGCGCGATGGTGCAACCATAAGGCGATATTCAATAGCGTTAAGTTTGAGGATTACAGTGGATGAAAGTACTAAGCCTATTCGACGGGATGAGCTGCGGGCAAATCGCCCTGCGGGAGCTCGGGACGGAGGTCGAGACCTATTACGCCTCCGAGATCGACCCGCCCGAACTGATGGCCTTTGTGCGGAACAATTACCCGGAGGTGACGCTGCACCGCCCGGCAATGAATTTTTACAAGTTGCTCGAAAAGAAGGGCAAACTACCCACGCGGAAGGTACGCTGGTGCTGCAAGGAGCTGAAGGAGCATGCCGGGGTCGGCACGGTCACGCTGGTCGGTATCCGGGCCGCCGAGAGCGTCCGCCGGGCCAAGCGGGCCGAGGTGGCTTTCGGGCCAAAGCGTGAAAGAATACTTCGGCATGCTGCGGAATCAAAAGAGATTGGAATTTTAACCCCACCCTCCGCGGGGACGTGCGGAGGGAAAAAACAGACGCAATGATAAAGATCGACAAACAAGCGTACATCAAACTGATAGAAGAGGATTTAGATTACCTGAATCAACATTGCAAAGAGGAGAGTTTAGAACTCGACCACATTAAAGCCGTTTTGTGCTTTTCGATTGATTTGCTGTACCCTGAGCCCCAACCATCCGCTAAAAACATAAATCCATGAAAATCTACGTAGCAAGCAGCTGGCGCAACCAGCACTACACTGACGTTGTTGATTACCTGCGTCGCTTAGGCCATGAAGTTTATGACTTTCGAAATCCGGTGCCACACAGCGGATTTTCGTGGTCGGAAGTCGACCCCAATTGGCGCAATTGGACAACAGAGGAGTACAAAACAGCACTCCACCACCCGGCGGCTGAAAGAGGGTTTGGATCGGATTTCGGCGCAATGCAATGGGCCGACGCGTGCGTGCTGGTATGTCCCTGTGGTCGGTCGGCACATACCGAAGCAGGATGGATGGCCGGAGCAGGTAAGCCTACTTGGGTTTACATCCCAGAACAACAAGAACCGGAACTGATGTACAAAATATACAGCCGGATTATCACTGACCTCGACGAATTGAAAGATTTAAAATGAAAACCCACCGCGACAGCCTGCTGGCTAAACTACACATTTTGCTCAAGGAGCAGGGGGTGGACGAGGCGACGAAACGGGCGATGTATGCCGGTTATGGCGTCGAGACGGCCGCCGATCTCACCGCGCCGCAGCTGCGGCACCTTGTCGGCACGCTGGCCGGCGAGGCGGTTCCGGAGGCCGCACCGCGGCCGGTGTCGAACGAGACCCGCCGCCTGCGGTCGCAGTGCCTCGCGTTGATGACCAAGAGTCCCGATCCCGCGAACATCAAACTGCGGGGCCTCGGGCTGCCGAACGACTGGGCGGTGATCAATCCGTTCGTCCGGCATCACACCGGGGCCCTACTTAATCAACTTTCGGACGGTCGGTTGATCGATTTCGTCAAAAAACTGAGAAAGATACGCGACAGCGGATGGTTCTACAACGCCCCGCGGCCGGACGAAAATCGCCCTGCGCATACACTGGTATTTGTGGCGACACCAACCGGCGACAGTGCGATCAATTAAAAAGCCCCGAACCTTCGACTTGTCCGAGGCGTTGAGTTTTGGCCGCTCAATACAAAGATAACAAAGATTCGGGGAATATGGGATACAATAAACGAGGATATTACGATCGTGCCCGGCGCATGCGCGAAATCACAGAGCAGTACTACGAACCGGAAAACCATCGCAAGTGCAAGAAAGCGATCTGGCGCACGCATATTCGGCCGATTTACGGGGTCTGTTACCAAACCTACATCAATAGTTTGCGAGCACTCCGGACACTGGAGACCGAACAATTGCAAACAGAGAAAAGCTCGCTGAGATAGCGGGCTTTTCTTATATTTGCGAAAAACGATTATGATGAGTGATATTCTTATTTCGATAGTGGCCTTAGGAAGCCTGGTTCTTTGGGTCGTGCTGTTGGTCGCATTTTTCCAGCTGGTCGGCGATGTGCGAAAAATCAAAGCGCGCCTGGCGGATCGAGACAGCGAATATTACCGGTATACGAGTCTTGCTAAAGAGGAACACGTCCTGGGTAATGTCGAGAAAGAGCGCGAGTATTTGGTTCGGGCACAATGCCATGCTTATTATGCCGAGCAGGAAGAGGCTGTCCGGAAACTGATAGCCGCACTGGATCGTAAGAGCGGCGAAGAGATATAATTTCTCGCCGGTCTCTTTAGTCTTCGAACTCTTCGTCGAATGTCGAAGAAAAGGTGATCCGGTAGACTTTCAGTCCGTCGCCGCGTATTTCCGACCCTTGCGAAGTGCGGGACAGGTTGCTCGACAGACCGCAGTCGAATCCCTGCAAGGCACGAACGACCGCCTGCACGGTATCCAATATAGCCAGCGACCGTTCGCGCCATACGGCGGGCGTGATGTGACTCGTTTCGTCCGCCACGGCTTCGAACACGACGCGCATGGTTACTTGAACCCGGCACTGCTGGTCGTGGCCGGCCGTATCCTCGCACGCCGGAAATTCGATGTCGATCAGAGCTGCGGGGTATTCCAATCCTTGTCGTGCGTCCGGATCGTCGGTCTGTCCCTTGTCGAGGTCGATCAGTCGAAGTTCCGGTACCGCATCCGCCAGCCTGGCAGAAATGCTTAGAAAAAAGTCTTTCATTTCAATCCTGTTTCAAACGCGTATCAAAGAGTAATTAAAGCCCGAAGCCGGGCGACGATCAGCCGGTTCAAGGCAACCGATTTTCCGATGAATTTTCGGCGGGGGATTGTGATGTGCAATTGCTTGGCGACCGCCGCACGTTCCCAACGGCCGAGTCCGCTTTCGGTGGCCGTTTCACTCGTTGCGTGGGCTTTGGCCCAAAAGAATCGCCGCTGCTTCGGTGTCGGTTTTTGAGTGACCGTTCCTCCTTCGTTGTGAATGCGTGCATAGGGAACGCGCGGACTGCCGGCGCGGATTGTCGCCTCGGTGGAAGTGACCCGGACCGGGCGGATCGTGGAGACCAACGCTCCGGAGCGAACCAGCAGCGACCCGCGGGAAGGCGGGTTCTTCGCCGCGGGCCACGGTTCGCCCTCCCACTCTTTGGTCGTGAAACGCTGTTTGTAATACTCCGTGGCCATTTCGGCTATGATCCGTGTCCCGTCCTGACGGATACGTTCCGAAGCGGCAGCTATTTTTTTACGTAACGTTGCGAAATCTCTCATTTTGTACGAATATTGCTTATCTTTGTAGTAAGTAATTTCCCTGCGGGTGTAAGTGCTCACGTACCCTTGTGAGTGATGGGTGCCTGAGACGGCTGGTGAACCAGCGTAGGGAGTTATCAACTCACAGGAGCCTCCCCTATTGGGAGGCTTTTTTGTCGTATATCAATAATCCCCGTCGATGGGCATTCTGTACGCTCTTTTTTGCCGTCAAAGGAAACCAGGTTCGGATCTTGTTTACCTTTCCCTCTGCTATTTTACAACATACCACGATCACCTCGTCCCGGTAGTATCGGATCAGAGTATAGTTATCATAAACCGTCTTCCCTCGTTCCGTATTGATCCAGATTTCGTCCGGGTCAGTGAGAGTCTCGGTCATAGCTTGTAGATATTCCACCCGTCCGGCATGGCTACCAGTCGTATGGTTCCGGTAGGTCTTTTCGGAGAGCGCCACCCGTCGTCCGAGCCGGTCGGTCAGCACGACCGAACCGTCTTGCTGCCGTTCCGAGAACCAATCCGTCGCCGTGCCGGTGTATCGCGGCAGGTCAGCCACGGTTTCCGCCTGTCGTTTAGCCACGGTCGGCAGATCGTAATCCGTTGCCCCCAACCGGTTCAGGTATTTGGCTGCTTTTGTCGGAAACTTGCGGATATACTGCTGGTTCGTCGTGAAGATTTCGCGCAGCTCGGCCCGGTTCACGCCGAAACCTTGCGCGGCGGCGGTTTTGAACTCCCCGGTCTCGAAATAGGCATCCGCCCGTTGTTGCATTTCGGCCGGATCGACATCTTCTACTTCGTGCCGCATGCGGGGAACCACATAACAACGACAGCCCCATCCATTAGGCGGGTATATCTTCCGCCATCGGGGATCGTTGGCCGGCAGAATCAATCCGTTCAGCGCCGCGTGCTCCTCGCGCACTTTATCGTCACCCACGGTTCGATACTCCCAATAGGGAAAGAGTCGATTTTGTTCCAGCAGTCGATAATAGGTCGAGGTACTTTCGGCGACCTGTCCGGCCGTGTCGTACTCCGTACGAGCCCAGCGCCGATTGAACGTGTCCGTGATTTTCGCCGCCCGTTCCATGTATTCCTCGAAACTGCGGCTCGCCCGATAGGCTTGATTCAGTTGCTGAATTTCGGTCAGAGTCTTGGCGGCGGAAAAGTGGTAGAGATTGGTCTCCATAGCTGTCAGCACCACGTCGTCCGCGGTGCCGTACTCGATGCTGTTCCGTAACCCGACGCGTCCGTTTCGCCATCCGGCATGAAAAGCATTCAATAGCTGGGAGGCTGTGTAGTCGAACAACTCCCGGTCGAAATAGCGTGCCTCTCCGCGCGCCACGCGCTTGGCAAGCCGGGTGTCGAATCCGTCGTTTTCCGTCTCTGCGAGGTCGCTACGCTCGCCAGTGGTCGCCCCCGTAACGGGGGCTTCGGCGAAAAAACCGAAGACCCTTTCCATCCAGTTGCGTCCACCCGGTTCGCCGGGATCAGGGTAATCCGGTTCGGTCGGCTCTACCACTTCGTCGCCCGGTTCGGGTTGAGGGATGCCGGTGATTTCGTAAATGTGACTTTGCGGTACCGGAACCGAAAGTCGTGCAGCCCGTTCGGCCAGACTCATCCGGTCTTTGGAAGTGAGAGTTTCGCCCTGTTCGGGGAACGAGAACGACCCGCCCGACACAGGGAAACCGCGTTTTTCCAGTATCGGAACAAAGAGAGTGTTCAGGATGCGCTGGACGAACCGGCGATCCGACTTGTGTTTGGCCTCTTTGACCTGCATGTGCACCTCTCCAAGCGATCGCGCCCCCTTGTCGCCTTGTACGGTGGTTAGGGTCTGGCCGAGAATGCCGACCAGAATCTCCTCATTACAGGCTTTTTTCAGTTTGTTGAATACCTCCCCGTCTCCGGAAGCGGCACCGGGTTCGACATGGAATCCCGAACCTTTCGGGACGACGACGATGGGCCGACCGCCGCACTCCTCGGCTGCTTTGGTCAGCTCGACCCGGGCGGCTTCGTCGAAAGTCTCGTATTCGAACACTTGCGTCGGCATACCGAACACTTCGGCATACTGTGCCCAGTCGCCGAAATCGTTGCGTTTGTAGATCACGAAGGGAGCGGCTTTCAGAATCAACCCCAAGTCGTCGCGGTTCCCGACCTCCAGAATAAAATTGTCTCCCCGATACGGGATTCCCCGTTCGTCGTTCTCCTCAACGGCTACTTCGCCGAACTGAGGTCGAAGATGTCGGCGCGGGAGCGAATGCACGACAAAACCGGAATCCGTAAACTCGAACTCTACGACCGATATCCCCCAGAATTTGGCCTGCATGATCTCGGTCAGCAGCTGTTCGAACGCAGCCGACCGGATCAGGTTGTCTATCGCCTCCTCCGGCCCGTCGTTGCGCGTGAAAGTGATATCGGCATTGGTAATCGCCTCGATCCGCTGGTCGATCGCATCGGAAAGGATGTTGTCGATCAGCAAGTCGTCGTATAGGGCGTACAGCTGCTGACGTTTACCCCTGTCGGCTGCCTTTAGGGCCGAACGCCAGCGATCGATGTCCGAAGTCTTTCGGGATACCGGTTTGACCGTAATCTGATTGATCAGCAGGTTCGGTGCTTCCTGCTCTTTTGCAACTATTTTTTCCATCGTTCAGAATTAAAAATGCGTGCCTCGCTTCGCATTACTTGTGATTTGGAACGGTGTCGATGTCTTCCCGGTGTCGTCGGTGCGGCGGGGAAAATCCGGCGTGATCTCCCCGCGCTGTACGCCTCGCAACCAGGCTACGGCACGCTCGTACCGAAATTTCCGGTTCTCGTAATAGTTCCCCGCACCGCACAGATTGATGAAGTGCCACACGGCGATATCCTTGACGAAGATCACCAGCAAGGCATTTCGTTCTCCGCCGGTCGCGGTAAATATCCGGTCGGTATCGAACCGTCCGAGGTATCCGCATGCCTCCGCGATCGCTCCGTCGAGGGCAGCAGCCAGAATCGTATCGTCCCCGCGGGCAATCAGTTCGGCGTGTTCGGCGCGCAGGTGAGTCTGCATCTCTTCTTGTGTGATGAACATATTTCGGCGTTTTATATTCGATTCGGATTCTTACGTCGGGAGATGTGCGTGTAGCTATTTCCCCCGACTGCCATTTTCTGGCGTACGATGTACACCCCGCCCTCAACGGCATCCACACCATCGGCCGGAGCCGACAGTTTGGGGCCGAAGAGTCGGAACTGCTCTTTGAGCCGTTGCATGTGCGGATTGCCCTGTTCCTCGACGTTGAACACCAGCTGACCGAGCCGTACGAGCGGTTCCAATGCCGACTCGATGCGGGCGAACTTCTCGCCCTTTTTGCGGGTGTCCGGCGTAATGCCGATATAGGCGCCTGTTCGGCGACCCCGTGCGGCAAAGGCGGGTACGTAGACCTGCGAATAGAACGGGTCTTGCAAGGTGTTGTTCTCGATGTACCAGTAGACCGCCGGACACCGGCCGCCGATCCAGTCGCGCAGATCGAAAAACCACTGTACGAAAGTGTCCGTACTGGCGTGGTCTACGAAACTTTTGATGACATAATACAACCCCCGATAGAACCCCAGTAAAACGAGCGATTTAGTCGATGAGGAGCGTCCTTTGACGTTGTTCGACGGTGCGGGGTCGGCATAAGCTACCAGAAAGGCAAACCGATTCAGGGGTGGGACTTTGCCCCACGTCAATTCGTCGAATGTATTTCCTTCTGTTATCGGATTGTTGAAATATTCGCCCTGTTGGGCTTTGTAGGAGATTTTCGACAGCACCCGGTCGATCATCTCCTCCGTATTTTTGGTCGGCCAGGTGGAGCGGCCGTTCCGATCGCGGATGTTGATGATGTCCGTGTGGTCGGCTTTCTCGATAGCGCGGCGGATACAGCAGTCCTCGGCAATGATGTTGCCGCAGAAAACGACTAACAGTGGCGTCGAGATGGAGCGCGTCGGGTACAAGGCCTGTTCGAACCAGTCCCACTTCTTTTGGAGCACCTCCGGGTTTCGACACTCCTCGTCGGTGTCGAAGTCGTCCACCAGCAACACATCGGGGCGCAGTTCGTTGTTTCGCGAGCCGCGAGGGCTTTGACCGGCACCTACGGCCCGGAAAGCCGCCCCGCCACGAGTGGTGAACTCTTCGGATGTCCACACGCCGGGAGAACGCTGCAATCCGTAATCGTGAATCACCCGCTCGTTGGCCTCGAAGAATGCCCGATACGGAGCCAGCAGCCGTTCGGCGTTGTTCTGCGTGTTGGAGGTCAGAATAACCGTCTTTTTTCGCCCGGTTAAAACCAGATAGCACACCTCCATCATCGTACGGGCCGACTTGGCGAGCTCGCGCGACCAGGCGCGCACCTCGTACCACTCCGGATGGTTTAGCACCCGGTTCGAGGCAGCCCGATGGAACGGTGCCGGCTCGGCCGTGCAAAACCGCGCGAAGTAATACTTGAACCACGCCTCCTCATCCTTTTCCAACATCCTGACGCGCTGCCGACGAGCCGCAGGGGTCTCGGCCGGGTCGATCTCCAGACCGGAATGAAAAGCTCGCTGAAAGGCATACCACGCCTCGTAG